AACTTGAAACTGAGTTTTCTGAATTAATGGCTGCTTAAAATGGATCAATTTTTAAATAATGCTGAAAAAAGTGGAATTTCTTATCCACAAGATTTTTATATAAGTAAATTGCAATTTATAACACCAGCAGGATCAATAGATTTTGAAAGGTTGTTGATTGAATTTTCTTACTATGAAGATATTTTTTCGTTTGTTTCTTCTGGACATTTAAGTGTGGTTGATGGCCAAGGTTTTATTGAATCCTTGCAGCTTAGTGGTAATGAATTTTTGGAAATAGAATATAGCAAATCTAAGAATGGTCCATCAAACAAAAATACTTTCAGGGTTTATAAAATTGGTGATAGAGTTCCTGGTGGCAATCCAAATACAAGTTTTTATACGTTATATTTCTGTTCTGAAGAATTGTTGTTGTCGGAACAAAACAAAATTACAAAAACATATCCAGGAACTAAAATATCTGATATTGTAAAGAATATATTAGATGAAGAACTAAAAATTTTACCAAAGAATATTTACAAAATAGAAGAAACAACTGGTTTATATGACTTTTCTATACCAAGATTGAAACCATTTGAAGCAATATCTTGGTTGTCAACATATGCAAGGCCGGAGGCTGGTGGAACAACTGGTGGTGCGGATATGTTATTCTTTGAAACTAAGGATGGATACAATTTCAGGTCAATTAAATCAATGTTATCTGCACCTCCAATGGCAACTTACAAATACCAATTAAATAACTTGGAATCTGCTGATTTGACCGAAAAGATTTTTACTGTATTGGATTATGAGTTTGTGAAAACACAAGATATGTTAGAAAACATAAGTTCTGGTATGGTCGCCAACAAATTAATATCAATTGATCCATTTAAAAAATCATACAACACCACAAACTTCAATATCAATTCAAAAGAAACTAACACAGGTTCATTAAAAAACAGATTAGGCCAAAATCAAAATGAATCTTATGATTCTGTGGTTAAAGTTGTGACGACAAATGCTGGACAAAGAGATGTTCCTTACATTAAAGAAGTTGAAGGAAGTGTTGCACAAGATATTTTTATCGAAACATATGTACCAAATCGTACATCACAAATTAATCTGGCCAATTATATTACAGTAAAAATGACGGTGCCTGGTAATCCTATACTGACTGTTGGTAGAACAATGAACTTTAATTTATTGTCACAAAGAAATTCATCAAATAATACACAAAAAGATTTGGATGCATTTTATTCCGGTAAATATCTAATTACAGCAGCTCGTCATGTGATAAGTGCTGAAGGTAAATACATAACTGTTTTAGAAATTGTTAAAGAAAAAACAGAAAAACGATATGCAAATATTGGCGGCAACAGTGGTTCATGGAAATCGGTGGTAAAAGAATAATGGAAAATTTTATTGGTAAAGACAATTTTGTTTGGTGGTATGGTGTCGTAGAAGATAACAACGACCCATTAAAAACTGGTCGTTGCAGGGTTAGAATTTTTGGTTGGCATACAGAAAACTTAATTGAGATGCCAACAAGTGAATTGCCTTGGTCGATGTCAACATCATCACCAAATTCAAGAACAGGTTATGGCATACCAAAACTTGGTGAATATGTGATGGGGTTTTTCCAGGATGGTATGTCCGGACAATCACCGGTTATGTTGGGTGTTGTTAATGGATTGGAGCCATCAAACGTAGATACATCAAAAGGATTTTCACCGCAAGGTGATTTGACTCCTGCACAACCACCATCAGGACAAATACAAAGTGAACCAGGCAAACCACAGACACCTAGGTTAACCCGAGGAATAGTTGATGGTACAGGCGTTGCTAAAACAAATAGTGATGTGGTTCACGTTTGTGACATTACTGGACCATTAAAATACAGTATAGCATTCACTTCATTGAAAATTGGTGAAGCAATACAAGCAATTCGAGCTGTACTAGAAGCTTTATGGGCCAGTACTTCATCTTCACCATTTGCTGATGAAGTGAGAGCTATTATTAAGGCAATTAAAGCTAAACTAAAACTTGTACAAAAATTTATCAAAAAAGTTACTGATAAATTGAAAGTAATACAAGATGTTATTCAACAATTGCAACAACTTATTATTTACATCAATAATTTACCTACTAAATTGGCAGCTATGTTGCAACAATGTTTGGTTGAAGCAACATCAAGTCTAAAAGATGCTATTTCAAATTCAGCTTCTATTGTTGCTTCACAAAGCAGTGGTACGATTGCAGCTGCATCAGCATCCACAGCAGCCACTTCCGTTGCTTTAAATGATAAAATAGCCGCTGCGGCAAACACAGCTTGAAGGAATTATAATGACTGATTATTCTTGGACAGAACCAGAATCCGCTGCTAATACGGACTATCAACCTTTATATGGTTATAATGAAGTTAAATTGACTGATTCAGGTCACACTATGGAATTTGATGATACACCCACACGTGAAAGAATCAGATTGCAACACCGTACCGGCACATTTATTGAAATGCACCCAAATGGAGATGAAGTACATAAAGTTTATGGTGATGGATATGAAATTGTCATTAAAAATAAAAATGTATTAATCAAAGGTGCCTGTAATATTACGATTGAAGGTGACTCTATTCTCCATGTCAAAGGCGACTCTTATTCGCAGGTTGATGGTTCTGTATACCAAGAGGTCAAAGGTGATGTACAACAGTTGATTTCTGGTGATTGTGAACAAACCGTTGATGGAGATTTTGATATAAATGCTTCAGGTGATGTAAATATTAATGCCGATAATATGAATATAAACGCTGACTTGAATGTAAATGGTGATATTGGTTCAAACCAAACCATTGCAGCTGTTGGTAATATTACGGCCGGTTTGTCTGTTTCCGCAGTGAAAAGTGTGGAAACTACTGGTTATATGTTAGCCGCCGTATCAGTAACTTCACCAATTATTTCAGATATTGTTGGTTCTCTCGGATCAGTTAGACTTGGTATTAACACACACACTCATATTGATAGTAGAGGTGGACCAACAACCACACCTACTTCTCCTATAATCTAATATGTAGCATATAAATAAAAGATGGCAACCACAAAAAAAATATATTCCGATATAGACTTCACCTTTTTAAAAAAACCGGTGTCGGCCGATGTTGCTTTAAGCTTTGACGAACAGGCTGTAATTCGTTCAATTCGTAATTTACTTTTGACAAAACATTACGAAAGACCTTTTAATCCAAATTTAGGGTCAAATATAGACACATTTTTGTTTGAAAACATTTCGACTATGACAGGAGTTTCTATACAAAAAGAGATTGAAAGTGTTATACAAAATTATGAACCAAGAGCAACAATACAAGAAATAAAAGTAACACCAAGAAACGACAAGAATGCTTATGATGTGAGTTTGTCTTTTTATATGGAAAATGCAACATTACCAACAACAGTAACACTTCTTTTAGAGAGAAACAGATAAAATGGCTGGCGCAAATTCAAATTTCCAAATGACAGAATTGGATTTTAATAAAATTAAAACAAATCTGAAAACATATCTACAATCTCAAGACACACTAAAAGATTACAACTATGAAGGTTCAGCACTTTCCACACTCTTAGACATTTTGGCATACAACACGCAATATAATGCATATTATTTGAATATGGTTGCGAACGAAATGTTTTTGGACACAGCATTGCAACGTGATTCTGTGGTTTCTCAAGCAAAACTATTGAACTATACACCAAAATCCGCTATAGCTCCTTCAGCAGTCATCAATTTAAAGGTAAATCAAGTAACTGATGCTTCTTTAACTTTACCAAAATTCACAACCTTTATTTCGGAAGCAATTGATGGAGTAAATTATAATTTTATTACACCAGATTCGATGACGGTAAATGTTGTAAACAATACTGCAACATTCAATAATGTAACATTGAAACAAGGTCTTGCTTCATCAATTTCCTATACAGTCGATTCTGTTGAGAATCCAAAATACAAATTTAAATTACCTGATTTAAATGCTGACACCACTACCTTGACTGTTTCAATACAAACATCATCTTCAAACACGTATTCTACTGTTTACACTGAAGCCTCTAATTATTTAACACTAGATGGAAATTCTCAAGTATACTTTTTACAAGAAGATATTGGTGGTTTATATGAAGTTTATTTTGGTGATGGAGTTTTAGGTCAAAAACTTGTTGATGGAAATATTGTAAGATTGTCTTATATTGTTACGCAAGGAACAGCAGCTGCTGGAGCTAACAACTTTGTGTTAATGGATTCAATTTCTGGATACTCCAATACGAGAATTTATCCAATATTGTCAACAACAGCAGGTTCTGAACAAGAATCAATTGATTCTATCAAATTTCAAGCACCAAAGTCATATGCTTCACAAGGTCGAGCAGTCACCAAAGAAGACTACATAACAGCAATACAACAAAATACACTCGGTTTCTCGTTTGATGCTGTGAGTGTTTGGGGTGGACAAGAAAATTCACAACCAGTATACGGCCAAGTTTTTATTGCCATCAAACCTACTGGCGGTTATTTGTTGACAGATATACAAAAACAAAAATTGATTTCTGATGTAATTAGACCTATTTCTGTTATGACAGTTGAACCAACAATTGTTGACCCCGATTATACATACTTACAAATCACAGCAAATGTATTATATGATCCAAAAAAGACGACAAGAACTTCCTCACAAATAGAGGAGATCGTGAAAACATCTATACAAAGTTTGTCGAACTCACAACTAAACAATTTCAATTCAACATTCCAGTTATCAGATTTTAATAACATAATTAATAACACTGATGGTTCTATTATAACAAACGAAATAAATCTTCGTGTACAAAAGAAAATTAGACCGAACCTAACAACACCAACAACATATAAATTATATTATGGTATTCCTTTGGAAAGAGGTATGTTTGCCAGCGGCATTAATAGTTCACCATCAATGTTATTTCAAAACCCATTAAATTTATCAACAAATATTAATGGAATTTATATTGAAGAAATTCCAGTATCAACTGGTGGTATAGAGTCACTTTCTGTTATTAACCCTGGTTTTGGTTATAGTATGACTTCACGACCAACCGTAACAATTTTGGGTGATGGTACTGGTGCAACCGCAGTAGCTAACATATCTGGAAACGGAAGCATTAAATCGTTTACCATAACAAACAAAGGTTCGGGTTACACAGCCGCAATTGTTAAAATTACACCAGCAGTTAATGACACAACAGGTTCTTTGGGTGCGGGTGTTGCAATCTTAGAAGGCCGTTATGGCACATTAAGAACATATTATAATGACACCAACAACGTTAAAGTAGTTTTTAATGATAATGTTGGTACAATTGATTACACCGAAGGTGTAGTTACACTAAATTCTTTGGGTCCTGTTGATATCAACAATCCATTAGGTCAATTAACAATTACTGCAAAACCAACAACATCAATAATTTCTTCCACTTATAACAGAATTATTACAGTAGATCCATTTGATCCAAATTCCATTGTTGTAAATGTAACAGCCAAAAGAACATGATAGAAAATAATCAAAAAACCTCTTTACTGGTTCCTCACCAGTTGCCGGAGCATGTCAGGGATAATCCTGAATATGGAAATTTTACTTTATTTGTTCAGGCCTATTACGAATGGATGGAACAAACAGGTAATGTTACAGACAGATCAAAAAATGTTTTAAATTATAAAGATGTTGATAAAACAACTACTGAATTTTTGGAATATTTTACAAATGACTTTTTACCATATTTTCCAAAAGAAACACTAATCAATAAACAAGAAGCTGTCAAAATTGCAAGACAATTGTATCAAACAAAAGGTACACCAGCTTCATATGAGTTTCTTTTTAGAACATTATACAATTCCAGTTTTGATGTTTTCTACACCAAGGACGCAGTTTTAAAAGCTTCGGCCGGAACTTGGTACATTTCAAAAAGTTTGAAACTGTCTTCAACTGATGCAAATTTTTTAAAGACAAAAAATCTTAGAATATTCGGAAATCAAAGTAAATCAATTGCAACAATTGAAAATGCAATTTTTGTTGGAAATAAAATTGAAGTTTTTATTTCAAATATTGAAAGATTGTTTACATCTGGTGAAACAGCTAGAATCGTTGATTCAAATAACCAAGATGTTTTATTTGATGGCCAAGTTCTTGAAGCCAAGATTGTCGGTCAAGTCAGTCAACTAAAAATTAACACATCAGTTCAGGACAGAGGTTTATTGTACCAACCTGGTGATCCTGTTATAATTTATGGTGGTCTAACTTCAAACACAGGCATTGGTGCAACAGCAATTATTGGTGACACAACCAAAGGATCATTACAAAGGATTAACGTCAAAAAAGGTGGTTATGGTTATTCACGATATAACGCACAAGCACCAGTACAAAATACAATTATTAGTATTTTAAATGGTGGTGGTGCCAAAGCAAATGTTGGTTCTGTTTCTCCGTATTTGCCTCCGCAATTGGTTGTTGTTAATGGTGGTCGTGGTTATAAAGTTAATGACCAAATTACATATCAAAATGCTGCGTTTGCATATGTAACAACTGTTGATGCAAATGGTACAATCACGACTGTAAATTACAGTACAACAGTTAATGCTTTAGCCATTATCAATGTAACCGCTAATGTTGTTTCTACAAACACACAAGCCAATAACGCCATAATTAAAACCTCGGCACAGCTAGGCAATGCAATTGCAAACGTTGTTTTATTACCAATTGATGTTATTGGATTCAAAAAAGATATTACAATAGGAAATACAGATTATCATTTTGCAAATGCGACTACCTACAGTTCAAATGCTAACACAACTTTATCCAAACTTTTCACCTTCACCTCGTTAGAAACATATCCAATTTCTTCGATTATTGTTGACAATCAAGGTGGTGGGTTATCAAAAACACCAGAAGTTACTGCAATTTCCACCTTTATAACAGAAGATTCTTTTGATACTTTTGCAATTAATTCCGATCTTGCTTCATTAGGTATTTTGGGTCCAATTCAAGTTATATCTCCAGGAACAGGTTACAGAGCAAACGACAAAATCACTATAAGTGGTGGCCAAGGTCTTGGTGCATACGCTAACGTGACTACAGTTGATGCATCTGGTGGTATCTTGAGAGCAGATTATGTTTTTAATACGACCGA